AGTTTATTATTATTAGTTTGTTGTAATTGCTTTTTTAAGTTAAATAAGCATCCTGTATCAAATATTAAATTAAATTATTATCGATATAAAATTAATAGAGCAGATGATAAGATTTATAATTTATTACATAATAGATTTTCTTATGCTAAAAAACTAGTTAAGTATAAAACTAAAATAGTTGATTTAGAAAGAGAAAATAGTATTTTAGAAAGATTATATGAAAAAAAATTATTAGATAAAAAGTTTGTTAAGGATGTATGGACACTAATATTTAAAAAATCTTGTAAAATACAAGAAGAAGATGTTAATTTTATAAAAAATACATTTAATAATACTATGACAAAATTTTAAATTCATTATCATTTAGTATTTCAAGTACCTGAGGTTTTGTATTTTTCTTTATTTTTTTATTTTTGAAATTTTCAAAACCTAGTGAAGAACCAACATCGATTCTCCAAACACCTTTTTTTATATCTTTATCTTCATATCTACAAGTTACATTAATACCAGTTTTATTTTTAGTGAAAGGTTGTGGAGTATGACCAATAATCATATTATTACAATTATAAAGATCAAGTGGTTCTACTAAATAATCTACACAAGTTTCATCTTCAATAGAAACGTTAGGAGGTAAGTTTCCTAAAAATCTAGGCCAGAACGGAGATTTTTCGTAATTAAATAATATATCAGACAATTTACCAATACCTTTAATTTTATCGCTATTATTAATAATACCTAGTAACCATTTTTTTATTAACAAATTAAGTTCATTAATTTTAAATTTTTTAGCTAAATCAGGTAAAATTGCTGCATGAACAAATAAATTACTTCCTATGATTATTGCTGTTTGTCTAGTACATGCTAAATATTTAGCATATTTATTTCCATTTTTAAATAAATATCGTCGTGCTTCTAATCCGGATTCAAATTTTTGACCAGTTTCTGGATTTTCTTCATTTTCAAATTGTTTAATTCCTTCATAAGAAACGTAATCCATATTTCCATCTACATTTAAAATTTCATGATTACCTAATAATGAGATTACATAACCTCCTTTTTTTCTTGCTTTATTATTTAATTCAGAAAAAAATTCTAAAATTTTTATATCAGAACTTTCATCAAAAGGTGTTGCTTCTGGATTATCACATTTTAAAGTTTGTGTAGGACGACATCTATCAACTTGATCACCTATTTGGACAACAATTGTTTCAGGTGGTTCAGCAATCCATTCATAATCGTCATTGATTACTTTAGCTAATTTTAAACAATCAATAGTTAATTGCATATCGCCATGAATATCACCAATAGCTATAATTCTTTCTGTCTTAGGTAATATATGTGGTATTCTTTCATATTTAGAACAATACTTTTTATAAATTTTTTCTTCTTCTTCTAGTTTTCTCTCTTCTGAAGAATCTAGTGGATCATTTATAACATCTAAACCTGATGTACCACCTTTTTGTAAAAATAAGTTATTAAAATATTTCATATAATAATTAAGATATTAAATATTATATTAAATAAAAAATCATTCCATATCACATTTACATTTTAATTTATTTTTAGGAAATTTTAATTTAAAATTTTCTTTTTTATTATTAACTAAACATAAAATTATTAAAATTATAATTAAAATATATAACATATATTATATAAACATTTAATTTATATTATAGTACTCATTTATATTATATCCAGATAATTCTTCAGTTTTAATACTATAATCATTATTTTTTATAAAACTACACTCCTCACAATTATCTGTCATACCTCTTGAACTTTTAATATTCATTACTTCCTTCATTTGTTGATCTATCATTTTTTCGTTTTCTTCTTCTATAATCTCTTCTTCTACAACTTCTTCTTGTAATGAAGATTCAATTTCATCAAGTTCTTTACTAATTTCATCTTTTGATGAAACTTCATTTTCTAATTGAGTAATTTCATTTTCTAATGTAATTTCAGCTGATACTTCTTCATTTATTGGGATATTATTACTTTCAGTTTCAATATCTATAATCATGTAAATTAATACAGAAATAACTAATGCTGTAGAATGATTATTAAGTAAAGAATATGCGATAAAATATATTAATGATAATTTAATGAATGGATTTGTAATTAAAGAATCCATACAAGATGGTACATTTGAATTACTAAAACTAGACATAAGAACTATTACTACCATAAAAGTTTGTAAAAATTTATTTTTTAACATATATATATATTAATATAAAAACTATATAAAAATTAATGAATATATAATTATAAATGAATACTATTATTTGTAACCAAGGATATATAATATCAAAAAGCATATTAAATGAGAAAAAAATTAAAAAAATTAAAACAGATTTATCTGTAAAACCATTTATTATGGGTAATAGAAGTAATATGGCAAAGACATTTAAAATTTATAGAGAAAATGATGATAAATTTTGTTTACCAAAATATTATGGTATTAAAAACTTTGGAAATCCTGATTTAACTGATTTTAATGACCCTAAAGAAATTAATTTATCCTTCAATGGAGATTTAAGAGATTATCAAAAAAAAGTTGTTGATACTGTTATTCCTTTGATAAAAAATCAAGAAGGTGGAACAATAAGTTTACCACCTGGTAGAGGTAAAACAGTTATTGCTTGTAATATTATTAGTAAATTAAAAAAAAAAACATTAGTTATTGTGCATAAGACATTTTTACTTAATCAATGGAAAAATAGAATTGAATACTTTTTACCTAATTCAAAAGTTGGTATTATTCAAGGTAAAACTATTGATGTTGATGATAAAGATATTGTAATTGGAATGTTACAAACTCTAAGTTTAAAAGATGATTATCCTGATGATGTTTTCGATGATTTTGGATGTATTATATTTGATGAGTGTCATCATTTAAGTGCAGAAAAATTTAGTCAAATATTAAGAAAAATAAGTTTAAGATATATGATTGGTTTATCAGGGACACCATTTAGAAATGATAAATTAGAAAAAGTATTCGATTATCATATTGGGGAGATTATGTATTATGAGAAGCCTCAAGTTAATCAAGATATTTTAGTAGAAATTCATAAATATAGTATTGAGCATGAAAAATTTAAGATGGTATTTAATAAGTATACAAAAGAAGCACAAATTTCAACAATGATAACTAACATTACTGAAATTAGTCAAAGAAGTGATTATATTATATCGTTAATTAAAAAGTGTAGGGAAGATATTAATAGAAAAATATTAATTCTAAGTGATAGATTAGATCATTTAGATTATATGTTAAATAAGGTAAAAGAACTAGAAATTGGAACAAGTGATAAATATATTGGAGGAATGAAGCAAGAAAAATTAGATATAGCAGAACAAGCTGATATAATTTTTTCAACATATAGTATGAGTTCAGAGGCATTAGATATTAGTAGTTTAAATACAATAATTTTATCAACATCAAGAAAGAATGTAGAACAATCAGTTGGTAGGATATTAAGAAATCAGAAAGGTAATTATTTATCTCAGCCTTTAATTATTGATATTGTTGATGATATTAGAACTTTTGTGAATCAAGGATATAGTAGAAAGAGTTATTATAAAAAAATTACTGATGTAGAAAATATAGTTAATTATAAGAATGGTAAGAAAGAGACAAAATCTGTAAAGAAGATTGAAGAAAAAGAAGATGTTGTTTTTATTGATTCTGATTCAGAATAATTATATAAAGAATATTTTATTATATAATTATTATGGAAAACTTAAATTTTAGTATTAGTAATAAAATTGTTAAAGAAAAAAAATTAAAAGTTAAAAATAAAGTTAAATATTTACCTTGGGTTGAAAAATATAGACCTAAAAAATTAGATGATATAATTTTAGATGATATAACACGAAATAAAATGGAAAATTTTTTAAATAATAGTGAAATATCAAATATGATTATTACAGGAAATCCAGGTACAGGAAAAACTACATCTATTTTATGTTTAGCAAAACAAATTTATAAAGATGAATTTGATGAAAAAGTAATTGAATTTAATGCTTCTGATAATAGGGGATTAGAAACAATTAATAATTCTATTATATTTTTTTGTAAGAAAAAGATTAATTTAAATAATAATATACCTAAGCTAGTTATATTAGACGAAGCTGATAATATAACTAAGAAAGCTCAAAATACTTTAAGTAATTTAATGGAGTTATATTCTAGTAATACTAAATTTGTCTTAACATGTAATGATTATAATAAATTAGTTGAAGGAGTACAAACAAGATGTATTATTTTAAGATATAATTATTTATCAAATAATTTAATCAGAAAAAGGTTAGAATACATATGTGAAAACGAAAAAATTAATTATGATGAAGAAAGTTTAGATACAATATTATTTATTAGTCAAGGAGATATTAGATCTGCTATTAATTGTTTAGAATCAACATTTTTTGGATATAAATATATTAGTGATGAAAATATTTATAAAATTTGTGAAAAACCACCACATATACAAATAAAAAATTTAATATCTGAATGTTTAAAAGGAAAACTTAAATATAGTGTAGATGAATTATTAAAATTAAAGAAAAATGGTTACTGTAATAATGATATATTATTAACTTTCATAAATGTGTTAAAAGAATACTCTGTAGATGAAGACCTAAAAATTAAGATGCTTGAAAGTGTAAGTAAGGCATATATGATTACTAATGATGGTGTTGATACAGATTTACAATTATTAAAATGCATTTGTGAATTTTATAAATTAAGATAAAAATTGAAAAAAAAAATTTATATTAATTACATTTAATAATACTAATAACCCAAAAAATAAAACAAAATGGAAAAAGGTAAACAAGAACAAGATCAACAAGTCTACTATCCATATCAACACAATCAAAATCAACAACTGTATTATAATTTTCAACAAAATCAGCAAACATATCAAGAGCAAAATCAACAATTGTACTATGCTCACTTTCCACAACATTCGCAAACATATCAACAAGCGCATGATCAACAATTTTACTTTCATAACTTGTTACAACAAAAAGAAAAAGAGTATGCTAATATGTTTAACCAACAAGAACAAAATTATGTTAGATTGTTATACCAAGAAGAAATAAAATTATTAAATCAAAAAAGTGCTTTTGAAGAAAAACTAGATAAAAATAATGCTTACATAGAAGATTTAGAAAAAGAGCAACAAATCAATATCACTTTAATAGAAAAAAAAGAGCTTCTACTAGAGAAATTTCAAGAAAAATGTAATTTTCTACAGAATCTTCTAGAACATCGAGAAAAAGAGTTCGTTGAATTAAAACAAGAAAATAAGAAATTATCTAAAGAACTTTACAACGCAGAAGTGATACTTAAAACAAAAAATGATGATTTGATAAAAAAAAGGGAAGATATTCTAAAGTCTTCACAAATACAAATAAATTATAATAAGAAAATAATTAAAGATTATGATCTCAAAGAATTAACTAAATACGCTTAGTGTTATAACAATTACAAAGTGTACATTTAATTTTTATGATATGAAATTTATTTGTCGATTCTTTGCAACAGTCATTACAAAAGATTTTAACGTCGTAGTTCATTTCTTCAGGAAGAATATATTGACTAATTAAATTTTCATAATAATTATTTATTTGTGTATTATCAATACAAGTTTTTAAACAAAGAGGACAATTATATACATTATTTTCAATCATGTTATTAAAACAGTCTACATGAACAGAGTGTCCACATTTTAGTATTGTCATTGATTTAGTTGAATAGATTAAGTCATCAAAACAAATAGGACAATCAGTATTCTTGATACAATTATGATTTTCTTTGAGTGATTTATGAATACAAGAGTTACAACCATCACAATGGTAAAAATTATCTTGACCACCGATCCTACAGATATTACATTTATCACAATGAAATTGTCCTTTAGAATCATCATTATCAAAGAAATTACATTTGTTACAATAATATTTTCCAAATTTTATTTTGCATTTAGTACATTCATTTGATATGTCTTGTTCTGTTTGACATTCATTACAGATAATCTTTTTTATATCGTATCTATTGATTTTATGGTCATCTTCAAAGAAATTATCATGACATAATCTACAATCAAAAATTTTATTACAACAAGGTGCAATGATTTTGCAATTTCTATTATAATGTTCACACATAACTATAATACTATTTAAATATTTATTTATATATTATTATAAAAATTGAAAAACTATTAATTTATATAGAAAAAATATATATCATATGCAAAATAGATTTCCAAAATACGTTAATAATAATTCTGTACCACAAAATATAATGATACCACAATATATCATGCATAATCAGGTACCACAATATATGATGCATAATCAGGTACCACAATATATGATGCATAATCAGGTACCGCAATATATGATGCATAATCAGGTACCACAATATATGATGCATAATCAGGTACCGCATAATCAGGTACCGCAATATATGATGCATAATCAGATACCACAATATATGGTGCATAATCAGATTCCACAAAATATAATGGTACCAAGAAATATAATAACACCAAAAAATGTAATTAGAAAAAGTAAGATTTCAAAAGAATTTCCAAAACAACCAAACAAGAAACCAAATATAAAACTACAAAATTCAATTTCAAAAGATGATTATATTAAATTGTCTAATTCAAATAATAATATCACAAGTAAATATTTTCTATGTACAAGTGAAACTTGCAGTAAACCTGAATTATATCATTTAAGAACTTCTATGTTTTATACTAGAACTAAAAATACAGTGTTTTGTAGAAATTGTTTTAAACTAGGAATGAAAGGAATGCATGGTAGTGTTTGCTGCGAAGATCCAACAACTAATAATAAAAACTGTTTTTTAAAAGCAATTTATGGTTTCCCAGGAGAAAAACCATCTCGATGTTCAACTCATAAAGAAAAAAATATGATTAATATTAATGTTGGAATATGTCAATTTATTAATTCTTGTGGTGAAAGATGTAAAGAAAAAGCAAGTTATGGACATTTATTTAAAAGAGAAAGATGTATTAAACATAAATTAAAAAATATGGTGAAAATTAATTTAAGAAAAAATAAAATAAAATTTAAGAGATAATTATTTTAAAAA